ATCTCCGTAACGGGACTCGTTCTTCAGCTCGTGGCGGTCGTCTTCGCCGGGATCACGTTGGCGGCCAGGCTCAAAAAGGATCGGGAAGAGTTCGAGAAAAGCATCAAGCAAGAAAACGAGAAACTGAGATCCGAGGTCACTTCCTTCGTGAAAGAACTCACGGAGACGACGAGTGAAAAGATTTCCGAAATAGACGACCGCCGCCGGGGGGACGTCCGGGCACTCCATGAACGGATCAACAACCTGGAGAATCAGAAATTCACCGAGGTGATAGACCGTCTTTCGAAGATCGAAGGCGAGCTGAAAGGAATCAACAATATCACCCGGATCATCCAGGAACATTACATGAAAGGGTAAACCATGAAGGATATCTTCTGCCCGAACCAACGAATCATCATTCTCCAGGGGCTGGAACAGGACGCCGATTACTCCTTGAGCAATGAGATGCTTCAGCGGCTTCTCAAAATGTACGGCCACAGTCTCGGTATCGATGAAGTGAACAGCCGCATCGACTGGCTCGCCGAGAAAGGTCTCTTGACCAAGGAAGAGATCGGGAACGGGATTCGGGTGGCGAAGCTCACGAGGGCCGGGCTCGATGTCGCGAAAGGACTTGTCCGAATCGAAGGCGTCGATCGGCCGCTTCCGGGAGTGTAAGATGGGCAGAAAATCTTCAATCGACGCGCTCCCGGAGAAATTGCGGAAAAGGCTCCTCGAACTCCTCCAGAAGCCTTGGGCAACCCAGAAGGACGTCACGGACATCATCAACGATGAAGCCGGAGACAAGGTCGTGAGCAAGAGCGCGGTGAACCGCTATGCGCTCAAGATGCATAAATTCGCCGAACGGAACCGGCAGGCACGGGAGGTCGCTGATCGGTACATCGCGGAGTACGGCGAGGAACGTCAGGGGAAAATCGGCAAGGTCATCAACGAGCAGCTTCGTATGGTAACCTTCGACCTCCTCATGAATCTGAACGACCTCAAGGACAGCGAGCAAGATCCGAAGAACCTTTCGAATCTCGCCTTCATCATCAACAAGGTCGCGCGCGCGATCAAAGACCTTGAGCAGGCGGCGAACGCAAACCTCGACCGGGAACAGAAAATCAAGGAACAGGTGGAGGAGACAGCGGAAGAGGTCGCAAAAACCGCTAAAAGCGCCGGGCTCTCCGAGGAAACGGTTGAGGCGATCAAGAAGCGGATCCTCGGGATCGGGTGAGTTTCATGGTTGAAGACATTCTCCTGCCGTACCAGAAAGCCTGGATCGCTGACACCTCGCCGGTGAAGGTCTGGGAGAAATCCCGCCGGATCGGAGCTTCCTATGTGGAAGCCCTGGATTCGGCCATGTGGGCATCGAGGAGCAAGGAAGCGGGAGGCCAGAACACCTATTACCTTTCCTACAACAAGGAAATGACCCAGCAGTTCGTAGAGGACTGCGCCTTCTGGGCAAAGGAGATCAACGCCGTCGCCTCCGAATTGGAAGAAGTCGTGCTCGAGGACGAAGGCAAGGACGTCACCGTCTACCGAATCCGCTTCGCCTCGGGTTTCGACGTATGGGGCCTTCCCTCTTCGCCGCGGTCGCTTCGGTCGAAACAGGGCCGCGTCGTGATCGACGAAGCAGCCTTCGTCGAGGATCTCGCTGAACTCCGAAAAGCGGCCATGGCGCTCAGGATGTGGGGCGGCGTGATCCGGATCCTGAGTACCCATAACGGTGAGGACAACGCGTTCAACGATATCATCAAGGAAGTACGGGAAGGAAAGCTCCCGTTCAGTCTGCATCGGACGACGATCGATAACGCCCTCGCGGAAGGGCTCTACCGGCGTATCTGCCTCGTGAAGAAACTGCCGTGGAGTCTCGAGTCGGAACGATCTTGGCGGGACTCTCTTTTCAAGGAATACGGCGATGGCGCAGAAGAGGAACTCCTTTGTATTCCCTCGAGGAGCGGGACCCGGTACTTCTCCCGGGCACTCATCGAGACCTGCATGAAGTCGGAAATCCCGATCAGGCGTCTTTCTCTCACCGACGATTTCACCTTCGAGCGGGAGGCGAAGCGGGAACACTTCATGGAGAGCTGGTTCGACGAAAACGTGAAAGGGATCCTGACGGGTTTGAAAAACTTCGTCTACGCCGGGCAGGACTTCGCCCGGAGCGGAGACCTTTCGGTGATCTGGCTCCTCGAGGAAGAGGACAATCTTTTTCTCGATACGGCCCTGGTGATCGAGCTCCGAAATTGTCCTTTCGCTCAGCAGTACCAGCTCGTCAAGCTCATCATCGGCGCCCTCAAGCGGTTCGGGGCCTGGGCTTTCGACGCCAGGGGAAACGGGCAGATGATCGCAGAGCTCGCGGCCCAGGAATGGCGGGGCTACATCCATCAGGTGATGCTCTCGCAGGGCTGGTACCAGGACAACATGCCGAAGCTGAAGGCCCGGTACGAGGATCGGCAGACCTCCGCTCCGAAGGATTCGGAGATCCTGGACGATTTCAGGACCGTCGGGCTCAAGAACGGCATTCCTCAGATTCTCGAGCACAGCGGAAGCGGGAAAAACAGGCGGCACGGCGACAGCGTCGTCGCGGACTGCCTCGCAGTGTTCGCGGTGAACGAGGACGCCGGAACAGGAGGGTACCAGCCGTACAAGTACGACGCGATCAAGGAGAAAAATCCTTGGCGTGAGGGAGGCAAGGACGAATGAGCGTAAAGAAGACCGAAGCGAAGAAAGCGGAGCTCATAGAAGAGCAGGCGACGCCGGTTTTATACACGAACCGGGATCCCTGGAGCCGAGACAACCGGATCATATCTTTGAATCCGGCCTCTCTCGGATCCATCCTTCGACAGGTCAAGGAAGGATACTGCCCCGAGCAGTATCTCGAACTCGCCCAGGAAATCGAGGAGCGGGACGCCCATTACCGGAGCGTGCTTTCCACCCGAAAGCACGCGGTGGAGGGACTCGAAATCACCGTCAAAGCGGCGAGCGAGGACAAGAAGGATCAGGACATAGCCCAGGCGGTCCGCGAGGATATCGCGTTTCACAAAGACCTCTACGACCTCATCAAGAATGCCCTCGACGCTCTCGGCAAGGGGTTCAGCGTCAATGAAATCATCTGGGACACGGCGGGATCCCGTTGGAAGCCAGTCCGGTTTCTCTATCGGGATCCTCGCTGGTTCGCTTATCGGCGGGAAGACGGGTACGCGATCGGTCTTCGGGCGCTACAAGGCGAAGAGATCGAGCAACTCCCGCTCTATAAGTTCGTCGTTCACGAGCCGCTCCTCCTGAGTGGACCTCCTGTCCGCGGAGGCCTCGCGATGACGGCCCTCTTCTACTGGCTCGTGAAGCACTACGACGTGACGAGCTGGGCTTCCTTCGTGGACCGGTACGGCTTCCCGGTGCGGATCGGGAAGTACGGCCGCAAGGCGACAAAGGAAGATATCGATACCTTGAAGCGAGCGGTTGCCGCGATCGGCACGGACGTCGGAGCTGTGATCCCGGAAGGCATGGTCATAGAGATCGTCGAATCAAAGACGACCAGCCAGAATGCCGAAGTCTACGAAAAGCTCGCCGAGTGGGCGGACAAGCAGCTCAGCAAGCTCGTCCTCGGCCAGACCTCCACCACGGAAGGGACCCCGGGAAAACTCGGCGGCGACCAAGAACAAGAGAACGTCCGCCAGGACATCGTGAGGGCCGACGCCAGACAACTCGAGCAGACCCTGAATCGCGACCTCGTGAATCCTTACGTGGTCCTGAACTTCGGCGAGCAGCAGGTGTACCCGAGAATCACGATCCGAAAACAGGAAGCGAAAGACGTCAAGCTCATCGTCGACAGCGTCGCGAGCCTCGTGCCCCTCGGTCTCAAGGTGAGGGCCGATTCGATGCGGGACCTCCTTGGGATCCCGCATCCGGAAGAAGGGGACGAGATTCTCTATCAGGCTTCTCCTCTTTCGTCGCCGGAAGCGAACCATCAGAGGACCGCGCTCAACCGGGAAGAAGCGACGGCGGCCGAACCTGACGCCGTCGACGAGATCGTGGACGGCGCGGCCGATTCCGACTTCGTGGAGATCTCCGACGACATCCAGGAAGCGATCCAACAGGTGGCCGATCACTCTCCGGATTACGAAGCCTTCAAGAAAAATCTCGAAAATCTTCTGCTCTCCTGGAAGGGGGACAAAACGATTCTTCGTCTCGGAATCGCGGCCTTCAAGGCTCGTTCCCAAGGAGACGGGGAGTTCTCGCAAGCTACGTGATTACAGGCGGTCATGCCTCCCGCCTGCATCGTAACGGACGACGCGGCCCTGTGTCTGGACAGGGCGATTTTCTTGAAAAGGTGACGACATGCCGGACCTGATTCCCCGAGAAGCCCTCGAGTATCTCAAGCGAAAAAACTTGAACCCCGCCTTCAGTTACCGAGACGTCTGGAACGAGGAACATGCTTCCGCCTTTACCGTCGCGAAGGCGATTCAGGTC